GCCCTCAATATCGCGGAGCTTTGGCAGAGCTTCGTCCGTGGCCGTGATGGTGACGGTCTTCGGGTCAATGGTAACGCCTTCGATACCATGCAACGCTTTCAATGCGTCGCTGGTGTTGGCCGTGACGGTCATCGTCTTGTCGTCAATGGTTACACCCTTGATGTCGCTAAGGGCCTTCTTTGTTTCTTCTGTCAGCTGGCCGTCAATGGTGAATACCGCTTCCTTGTCTTTTGGCAGTATGCCTTGTGCTATGTTCTTGATGTCCTTGTATTTCTCCTGCTGCTTCTGCAGTTCGGCTACCTGCTGACGTATCTCGCCTTGACGGCTGGCATCCGCAATCAGAGCCTCCTTCAGAAGCGCGTTGATTTTCGCCTGTACCTTCTGCTCTTCGTCGAGGTTTCCTTCAGTATTGCCGCCAGTAGTGGTTGGCGTTAGTGGCGTGATGAGGTTGCGCTGTGAATTCTTGGTCTTTGGCGTGAACGACGTGGCATATAGCATGGACATGCGCTTCTGAATGGCTGCACGCTTTTTGGCTTGCGTCTGTTCGTCATCTATGACGTAGGATGTGCTGCCGTCTGAGTTTCTGACCACACGATCTTTTCCGACATTGTTCAGCTTTGTCTGTAGCTGCCCCATAGCCTTGTCGTAGCGGCTTCGGCGTTCGTTGTCATTTTTCCCGTTGTTAATCCACGCCTGAGTCTCCTTGACGTCCTTATACGGGTCTGTACCATTGTTGCCCTTTGCGCCACCGCCAAAGAAGTCGCGAATCTCGCGGAATCCTTCGCGGATAATGGCAAGGTGCTCTATGACGTCAGACAATGCACCAATGAGACTGGACTTGATGCCGTTGGACATCTGATCCCATCCGTCATAACCGAATGCCTCACGTATGGCTATGTTCAGCCGCTCGTTGGCTTCTTGCAACTCTGACAGCGACTCGCCAACTTCGCCCGTCTGTCGTTTGGTCTTTTCAAGGTTAGTGTTCAGCGTGGCAATAGCCTCTCCCAGTTTGGTTCCCGCCATAGCGCCCTGCCTTCCGAACACCTGCTGCATGACCTCACCAGCAGCCTGCGAGTTACTGTTGACACCTTGTATGGCTGCGGCAACTTGCTTCAACGCGTCGAATATTGTCATTGAGCCATCGCTGAGTTGCTGTGACATTTTTTGTCCGTCAATGCCGAGTTTAGCCAGTGCGTCACTCGTTGCCTTGGTCATTAGTCGGATGTTCTTGATACCCATCACGATGGCGTTCATGTTCTGGTCGGTGAAGATGCCACCCTCTGAATTTTGGATGACGGCTACCAACTGCGAGGCACTCACACCAGCATCGCGGAATGCCGGTGCATACTGCTGAATCATACTGAGCAGCTTCGGACCGTCGCCCTGTATCATGCCTTGCATACCATCCTTGATGAGTTTGGTGGCACTATCGCCAGTCTCTCCGAACTGAGTCATCAGCGTGTTGGCGGCGTTGATGGCTTCGCGGAAGTCAACATTGTAAGTGTCTGACAATGCCCGCATGGTGTCGGTCATGCGGTTGGCGTCGTCACCTTTCAGTCCTGTGGTAACGGTGGTTATCTGGTCCTGCTTGGCCAGTTCGGCATTGTAGCCAGCCCAGGCCTCCGTTGCTTTACTGACGATGGCAATACCTGCACCAACGGCACCAGTCAGCAAGGCGGTCTTACTGGTCAGCATTTCGGTCAGATTACCAGTCACTCCCAGCTTTGATCCAAGTGTGTCGATGACATTGCCGAATTCACCAAACTTTCCGCCGCCTGCCAACTCTTTGTTGACATCGGCAAAGTCCTGTTTGGCTGCTTCTATTCTGGTTTTCAGTTGGTCGAGACTGGCAGCGAGGTTCTTACCAAACTGGTTATTTTTCTCCTCGTCGGTCATATTCTTGTACATGACCTTTGCATTTACGAAAGCCTCCGACAGCTCGCTAATCTTTCCGCGTGCTGTCTGGCTGACTGTGGCCATGCTGCCCAACTGCTTTGCAAACTCTATGGCGTCGCGGTTGGCATAACCCATTTCGAGCCCCATCTTGCGACAGTGTGAAGAATAGGCCAACAGCTCTTGTCCTGCTCGCTTTATCTTTGAGTCAAACTCTCCGCTTTCAAGTCTTAGTCTTGATATTACATCTGCCATATTATTTCAATTCTTTTTTAATCAAATCTTCAATGAGTGTGTCAAGTTGTTCAGCGGCTTTTTCCATTGCCTTTTGCGATGAGTTTGCAAAAAAGTTACGTGGGGCTATCTGCCCGCGGTTGCCGCCGTGGGACTCGCGCACGTCTGTTCCGGCATTCAGGAATCTGAGGATGAAGCCGCGGTCTGCACCTTGGTATGTCAGCAAGTCTTCGGTTCTGCGGCTGCGGGGCATGCGGTTGCCGCCACGGTGGTTGCCCTTGCTATTGGTGCGTGTTTCAAGCTGGTGGACGATTGGTGGAACTGGGCCGCGCTTGCCTGCGTGCCTTTTTGACAGGATGCTGATGTTGCCACCAAGTATGCGTCGATAGACAGCCGATTTGACGGCCTTGTATGCCTGGCGTGGGTCGTTCTTGATATCGCCTTTGATGTCGCCGCTAACCTGACGTCGTGCGGTCATAAGTACCTTACGAATCAAACCCTGCACCTTCTTCTCCATTGCGGGGTTCGACATCAACAGGTTATCCAGTTCTTTTCGCTGTTTTACCAGTCCGTCAACTTCAAATGCACCACTAATATCTGCCATACATAAAACCCCCGATTTGCGGTCGGGGGTTTACTTTTGCGCCTTATCCTGCTGTCTGGCATTGTATTCTAACATTTCTTTACGCAGCCGTTCTATTTCTGCGGCTGATGGCAGGTCTGACGGTTCGCCGCTATCGGTGCGCTCCCATGTAAATGGTAACCATTCGTAGGGTGTTTTTTTAGACTGGCCTTTTGGTACGCCCATGCAGTAGTGGACTTGATGTGCAACGATTCGGGCTGCGTCGTACATGGGGTGATAGCGTCGGAAGTAGCCACGGTTGATGCATATAATTTCCCAATAGCGCAGTTCATACAGGAATTCACAGCGCGGGATGCCTATCTCGCCCACGAGCATCTGGTAGGTCTCGTGAGCGTTTCTTAGTTTTTTGGCTTTTCCTCGTCGTCGGTGTCGTTAGTCAACAGGTCTTGCTTCATAACGGCTGGGATTTCGTACCAGGCATTTCGCAATTCAAGCACGGTGGCGATTATCTGTGTGATTTCTGTTTTGGTGGCGTTGTACAGCAAGTCAGCGGAGTCGATGGGTAGTGGCAACTCTTCTGGTTGCAGCTTCTTGATGTGGCGTTCCTTCTCGTTGGCCGCCACGACAGCAGCCACGACAAGATGCAGATAGTCTTCGGTGATGGCTGTCGGCTGTTGGGTGATGATGACGTTGCCATCCGTGTCCTTACCGAATTGTGGAAGAAATACGCTGATTTGCTTGCCTGATAGTTGTTCGTAGCCAGTCTCGGTGGCTGCTGAATAAAGTAGTGGCACCTGACGGCCACAAATTTCAATGGTCTTCTCTGTTGTTGTCATAGTTCTTGATATATTTATAAAATTAGTCGAAAGGCTGGATGTCGTCGTCGTGGATTGGTCTTACACCAGAACTCTCTTGCGCTGATTATGGGATGATTTCTTGCAGGTCGCCGGTGCCAGTGAACTGCGCTGTATATTGCGCCACATCAGCATTCTGCGCGTTCAGTTGCAAGTCTGTCAGTATTGCAATGCCACGATAGTATGTGGTATTTGGTACGGCCTCTCGGTTCCGTTCGCCAGCGGTGTGTGCAAAGATGAGATTGTAAGTCATGCCGACGGTCAGGCCGCTGACTTCTACGCCCGTTGAACTTTGCTCGTCGAGGAAGATGAGGGCTTCGGTCTGAATGTCCCACGTCAGACCTACGACTTCTTGTGTTAGCCAGTCGTCAACTTGGTCCTTGGTCGTGTCTTCCTGGACATCCGCTTTGACGTGCAGCGTGCAGCTGACGGCTCCGGCGATGCAAGGGTTTACCACTTCTGGATCGCCTTGGTCGAACATGATTCGAAGGTTCTGTCCTTTGATTGTTGCCATTTTTTTCTGTTATTAGGGGTTGTTGAAAGCCCCGCCGCTGATGTTGCGCGGCGGCGGGACTGACGAAAGACATTTTATTTACAGAGAGTTTAAGAGATGCATGGTTACGACAGCGGGCCGGTACCGGTGAACTGCACGGAGATTGTGCTGTTCTGTCGGTTCTGGGCAGAGATGTTTACGTCCGTGATGTAAGCCTGACCGGTCTTCTTGATGACGGAGTTCTGCGCAGTGCGGTTGTTGGTGCCATCAGTCTGGTCGAACGACAGCGTTACCAGTGTCTTGTTGATGATCAGCGACAGCAAATCCTGTGGAAGTTCGCCGTTGGTGCCATTGTCCGTAAGAGTGACCAAAGATTCGGTCTGAGCGTCCCAAGAGAGACCCATGACTTCCTGCTCCTGCCAGTCGCCTGTGCTGTCCTTGGTTGAGCTATCCTCCAGCTGAGCTGACACGTGGAACGTACACGAGGTGGCCATTGCGATGCACTTGCCGCCTACCATCACACGGAGATTTTGTCCTTTGATTGTTGCCATAGTTTATACGTTGTTTTGAACGTCGCAAGCGTAGTGCACCAAGTCCCAGTAGCAGGGCTTCATCCAGTCCCAATTCACGCCGTCGGTCTTCGGAAAGCCTTCCAGCAGGTTTGGTATGTAGTCGCCTTGGTCGTAGAGGGTGTTGACGTAGTTGTTGACGGCACGCATGGCCATCATCACGATGTCGTCCACCGCTTTCGGGTCCTTGGCTCCTACTTCGATAGCTGCGCCCATCTGCCACATGCTCGGCATCCAGTCGTCGTCCTTTGTCACATGTGCAAGCTGCTTGCCCTCGTCGCGGATGACGATGTAGGGCAGCGGGGTGTTGTCCTTTTCATCAGGCGACACCTCAAAGCAGGTCGATTCCACGCGGCCGCCGATGACGGTCATGAGGTCGGCATCTGCACAGATGGCATTGTAGAGAAGTTTGTCGAGCTTGAACATGGTTTGCTACTTTTGCGATGTTGTGGTTAATACTTTTGGTTATTTCCAAGCGGCTGAACCGCTTGGCACAGCGGTCTTCTTTTGGAACCAGCGGGCGCGTGCCCTTTGCTACGCATCGGAGTGCCCGTTGGTCGGAACTATGCCCGAAAGAAGACGCGATGAGAGAGTTTAGATTTCAGAGCTGGAAGCAGGAGCAACAACCTTCAGCAGCTTGAATGCCTGGGGCTTGTGCGGGTTGTTGTTGTCGCCGCCGTTGACGAGCTTAGACAACTCGGTCAGAGAGAGCTCCATGTTCAGGGTCACAACGGTGGAGTTGCGTGCGCTGACAGCGGCACTCTGAGAGTCAACCGTCAGACGAACCTCGCCGTGCTGCTCGAAGGCGAGGTAGCGGTAGTGACCGATACCGATGTAGTGAACACCAGCCTCGCGCTCGTACTGACCGCCAGCGTTCAGGTGGCCGTTGATGTGGCCGCTGATGGTCATGGGGTAGCCCACGCACTTGCCGTCCTGTACGACGGTGCGGTCGGAGGTCAGGCCAGAGAGCAGCTTGGTGAACTGCAACTTGGTCTCCATGACCTTATCCATCGTGAAGTACGGGATGCCTTCGAAGCCCTTGTCGTAGATTTCAGCGGCCTTCTCTGCGAGGGTCTGGCCGATGTTCTCGTCGAGGGTGACTTCCTCCACGTCAACCTGTGCGAAGGGTGACTTGAGGTTGTCGTTGA